ATTCTTTTTAAAGCTTCTTCTGCAGCCTGCTGTCTTTCAATTGTCTGGATCTCCTTTTCACGAATTGCTTCTAACTGCCCCAATATTCTTTCTGCTTCCCGCAGGTTTTCGGCTCTTTGTTCTTCAGATAAGTTAGGATCGTTTGCTTTTCTCATTAATTCTTCATATTTACTTGCTAAAGATTCTAATCTTTGTTTTATAAGTTCTGTTTGCGTTTTTGTTCTCTTATTTATTCTTTCAGAAATCCTTTCAATCTCTGCCATTTTTTTATATCTATCTCCTGTATCTCCTGATTTTTCAATGGCATCTAATTCTTCTCTTAGTTTTGGTAACTTATTCATTAAATAATCAATACTTCTTGTTGCCGAATCAAATTGCAGCGTAAATTTCTTTCCTTCTAATTTATCTAATTCATTTATTAAAGTAATCAGTTTCTTTTTTAAATGTTCTAATGCGCTTCCTCCCTCTTTCTGGAGAACGACTAGATCTTTAAGAATTTCTTTAAATCCACCATGAGTTCTCGAAGCAGCAACTTTATTGAAAGCATCTGAGAGCTTTTCTGTTTTTTGAGTAAATTCTTCAACCATACTGCTATCACTTAATTTTTTTAACATAACTTCAGATTCGCTAAGAGCATTTGCATATTCCTTTGCAGAAGTAGAACCTGAATCAAAAAGTCTTTGTACTGGAGCAAAAGCCTGTGTGAATATTTCAATAGACTTACTGTCTTCTCTGAATTTTTCAGTTAAGTCTTCAACTTCTTTTTTATATCTACTTAGACCTTTTGAATATTTTTCAAGACTTTTCTCTCCAGCTTCAAGGGATTTTATTATATTTTTCTGAACTTTTTCATAATCTTCCCCTGCCGCTTCAGCTTCATTAAGATATTTTTCAATTTGGTCAATCTCAGCTCCTAGTTCTTTAAATTCATTTTTTAGTTCTGTAGCTTCTTCTAAAGATCTATTTAAATCTTTGATATACTTAGGAGATTCTTTAATTCGTTTATTATTTTCTTCTTGAACTTTTAGCATTTCTTCCATAGAAGAATTTCCTCTTGTAACTTCTGCTCGCCTTTTTTCCAGTGTTTTTATTTCTTCATCTATCGCTGTTTTTTCTTCTCTTACTTTTTCAATTAATTTATCTGTCTTGGCAATTAAATCAGGAGAAACAGCTTTCCTTCTGATTTCTCCTAAAACGTCTAAATGTTCTGCTAATTCTGCACTTTTAGATCTCTGTTCTTCTAGAGTTTCAAGAAGAACTCTTTCCTCGCCATTTAAAAGTCTAACAGATGTAACCCAGGCCGCATATAATGCTTCGCCCATAGGGATGCCTTTTGCTGCTGCTTGATAAATTCCTCGAAAGCCTGTTTCAACATCTTTTTGAAATAAGTTCATTTTCATAAGGCTTACACTTACTTTATCAAGCTCTTCCCACATGGACTTTTCTAATTTATCTTGAGCTAGTTTTTTCTGGTTTTCGATTAAAATTTTCATCTCTTCGTTGACTTTTTGGAGAGCTTCATCTTGATTATTGAATTCTTCTGTGCTCATTCCTAATTGGGAAATTGCTCTTTCCAGTGATTTAGTAAAAGCATCTGTGTTCCTTTCTGAAGCATTTAATTTTTCATTTATCTTTTGTAGGTTTTGGGCATTAACTTCATGCTCTCTTGCTTGTTTCTTTAGTGAGTCTATTGTTTTTTGAACTCTTTCTTCATAATTCGCAATATAGTCAATTGCCTGATATATAAGGTCAAAAGCAACCATTGTAAGAATTGTGGCTCCAAATGTTTTGACAAAGCCCGTTGTAACCTTCAGAACTCTTCCGAATCCAGTCACTTTAGTTGCTGCGGCAGATGCAGAATTGCCCACTAAATTCATTGATGCTCCAAGACCTTTTACAGAAATAGAAGCTTGTTTAGATGCTTCGTTAACTTTTATAATTTCAGCTTGGAATTCTCTCATTTTAATTGCTAGATATCTAAATACATCCTTAATCCATATTAAAACTGATCCTAAGTTTTTGAATGAAAATTGGATTGCCACAACAAGCCCTATAAACCCAGCGAGCTTTGCAAGCCATCCAACAAAAGAACTAATAGCCCCTGAAGAATCTTTCATAAAAGATGTTAGTTTATTAAACCCTTCTACAACTGTTCCTATTGCCCCGACTAATGGCTCGAGACCTTTTATTATTAAAACATTTAATCTTTCAGATGCAATTTTGGCTTGATCCGCAAGATTCCCCAAGCGGGTCTCTCTCATTGCCTTGGCAGCATTCTCTGAATTCTCTTTAATATCCTTCAATATATCATCAAATTGATCATAATATTGAATCATAGCCAATGCTGGCTCAACACCTCTTAACCCCAATCTCTTGAAGAAATCCCCTAATTCTCCAACGGTCAGGATGTTGTCTTTTAATTGTTCGTGTAATTGCTTAAATATATCTAATACATCAAGAGGAGCATTTAAATCAATGTTTAGATCAAACTCTTCTTTGAATAGAGCAGCTTCTTTTGTAATTCTACTAAGAATAACCCTCATCCCCCTACCAGCAGCCCCGGCTTTAATTAAATGGTCATGAAGAAGAGCTAGGATTGCAAGTTGTTCTTCAAGGGATAAATTGGCATTTCTGGCAGATTGCGCCATGAATTTCATACCGTCTCTGATTTGATCCATCTCTGCTTGGTGAGCATCAAATGTTCTAATTAAAATGTCATTAAGGCGGGTGAATTTTTCAGTAAGACTAGCAGAAGTTACAAGGTGGTCATTATATCCATCAAAAGTATTAGAAATTGTCCTAACTTTTCCGTCTATCTTTACAATTTGATCTCCGAAATTATTATAAAGTCCTGCAACTAGGTTTGTGATTTGTTCCATATCTGCTTCAGAACCTATAATAGTATCCATAGTAGGTTTTAAAGCAGCAAGCGATTCTTCTAATTTTAATCCCGCAGAACCTAATTGATAAAGAGCCTCTCCTGTTTCTTCTGCAGATGCTCCAACGGAAGCTCTCATTTCATTAACAGAATCTGTAAGTCTTTTATACATTTGGGCCTGAGTCTCTGTGTCACTTCTGATTGTCCTCATTGCCCTGGCAACAGCTTTTTGATTTTCAGTTACTTCTCCTAAAGCATGATTAAATCTTTCAAACATTCCAAACATTAACATAAAGCCAGCCATCCAAGCAGCCTGGCTGATAATCATATCCGCAAAGCCTTCAGAGCTCATTCGGCCCATGGCCCTTGTGCTATCACCCGCTTTAAGCTCTACTCTTCTTAACGCAGCTTCTGTACTTCTAAGACTTGCATTCGTTATTTTTAGTATTGCGGAAACTCTCTCTAATTCTTTTTCATATGCTCTCCAGGCTGCCGCTCCATCTTTGCTCTTTAAATCAAGGACGGCCATTCTATTGGACAAAATCGAAATCGTTTCTGACAAAGCTCTGCTTTTTTCTGAAAGAAAAGAAACTTTTTTCTGTAAGAATGTTTTTGAGCCCCCCAGTACTCTGGCTTCTATCCCTAACGCCTTCTCTTTCTTGGCCAGTTCAGATAATTTTGTGTTTAATTCCGAGATAGTTTCACTTAGAGAATCGAACGGATCTCTTGATGATAAGGCGGCTTCTGCACTTTTATATGTTTCTTTTGCTAATTTTTGATAAGTCGATCCTCCTACTTTCATTACTTCATTTGCCTTTTCCATTGTTCTTGTGGCAGCTTCTTGCAATACGGCATATGTAGTGAGACCTTGATTGTATTTATCCTGAACAACCATTAAGCTTTTAAATGCAGCTTCCATTTCTTTAAGAGAAGATTCTGTTCTTTCTCTGAATTTTTCGTTAGCCTGCATTAATTCTACTTCTCGTGTCCATGTTTTTGTACTAACGTTTGCATAATATTTTAAATTATTTTCCATTGCAATTAGAGCCTTTTTTTGAATCGCTTCTAATCTCTCTTCTGCAGTGCCTAATTTATCTAATTCACCAAAGATAATTTTTAATGCTTGTGAAATTTTTTTCTGGAATGTACTGAAAGCGGCTGCTCCCTTTGTTGTTTTTATTCCAATATCATTAAAGACCTTGATGAGATGTTCTCTCAATTCAGCATAACTTAAGATAATCTGATTTATTTCTCCAGCAGATTTTCCAGAAAAGAATTCCATGTTTTTTGCCATATCCCTTAGTTTTCTTGAAGGCCCATCCATTGACTTTTGTAATGAATAGAACTCATCTCTAAGTGCTGATAATCTTTTTAGGGATTCTCTGAAGAAATTTGCTTGTTCAGAAGCTTTCTCTATTTCTTTTGATAATCTATCAAAATCTTTTGTCATTCCAGCAGTAACAGAAGCTCTTGAATATACCCTTTCCCCTCTTACTTCTGCAAGTCTTAGGCGAAGTTTTTCAAGCTCTTTCATGAAGAGTTTCGCACTTTGAATATTCTGTTCAAAAATAGATACTCCCTTAAATGATCCACTCACTTGAATTTCACGGAGAGCTTTAGTAAGACGATTTGTCACTTCAATTGTTTTATTCCCAGCTTGTCCAAGAGAATACATCTCAGTTGCTATGGATCTTACCTTAGGAGCAACCCCATTGAGAACATCGAACAGTTTATACATTGATGCTGCGACAATTTGGGTCTTTTGTAAGTTTGTTAGCTGTCGCATGTTCAGTTTGTGCATTTCCTGGCCCTGTATTTTTAACGCACCTGTAGTATCAAGAACAGAACTCAGAACAGCCCTTTCGGCATGAGAGAAAGCCTTCATTCTCGCTTCTGCTTCTTCAGCCGCTGAGCCAGTTTCTCTTATGGCAATTGCCAGAGTTTTGCTTGAAGACGAAAGCTTTTTATTAGAAGTATCCTGTATTCCTAAATGGTTATTTAGAAGATCAATTTCTTTAGAAGCAATCTTTTCAGTTCTATATAGCTTTTCTAGTTCAGAGGAATACTTCTGGGAACTTCTGTGAAGGGAAGAATATTGTTCGAAAAGTTTTTTAAGACGAGCACTATATTTTTCTGTGGATAGACCAGCTTGTTCGGCAGCTCTTTTTTCATCCAAGGTACTGCGAGCAAGCTGTTGGACCATTTCTTTTAAACGCTTTGTATTTCTTATTAAACTAGAATATACTTCTGCTGTTTTTTTACCTACAGAACTAAGATTCTTTTCAAGGCTCTTAGAACTGGAAGCAAAACCTTCGGTTGATTTAGAAGCTTTAAATATTTCACTTCTTAATTGCACAATGTCTTTAGAGGCTTTTCTATAGCCTTCTCCAATCTGCTCAGATCCTTTCTTGACATTTTCATGAAATTTTTTTATTTCATTATCAAGTCTTTTAAGCTCGCCTGTGTTTGATTTGCGAAGCTTTATTATTAGATCAAGTTCTCTTTGGGAAGGCATTTAATGGTCTCCTAATTTTTCTTTTCTTTAGGTCTCATCTCTTCGTCAGCAGTCATTCTCTCGGATCTAATAAAATTTCTAATTTCAAAAAACAAAAGGCTTTCATCTAACAAGTGATCTGCTGTTGGGAGAATTCCTACTTTATCTGACCAGTCAACAAGCTGTATTAAAAACACAGACCTTTCCGTAATCATTGACTTGGGGCAACCAGGGGTCCTGTAGTTGCCTAAGAGCAATTCTGAGCCATGTCCAAACTTAACCCTACCCCCGCATATGGGGCAGTAAAAACGCGAATCATTAGGCAATCGAATAACATCTTTAAATTTAATTTCCCCACAAGCATTACATTCCCCTGGATTGACCCAGCCACAATTTCTTTTTTCTTTTAGCCCTTCTTTGCTTTCACAATATTCACAATCAAATGTTTCCGGATGACTCATGTATTGAAGAGCTATTCCCCACCTTATGGCGAGTCTTAGCTCTTCAATCAGTCCGAGTCTGCCGTACTTGATCCCCGAATGAAGTCGGCAATTTCTCCTCTTCTTTCTGCATCAATCTTATTCAAATTTTGGTCCATCGCAGAATTAAACTTTTGTTGACTTACATTTGATGGAGGCTGATTCCACTCAATTTCTGTTCCGTCATCATAAAAGAAATTCTTCCATCCAACCAAGCCTTTTCTGAGAATCTCAATTTCTTGAGTTCCGGCTCTTAGAAGCTCTTCTCTTTTTGCACCAAACCCCTTTGCGGTATAAACTTGGTCTGTGATTTTTGCCGATAGATTCACATCTAAAGGCTTGCACAAGAAAACAAGTCTTTCATCAGCAGGGACATCCTCTTGCCCTTTAGGTTCAAACTCTTGAATTTGATCTGGACGAATTCCATAAATCTTACCCATGCTTTGTTCTCCTTTCAATGATGAAGAGAAAAAAAAATTTAAGAAACAATCTACCTCATTTACTGTGCTTCTACCAACCTTTCTTGTCATTCTCCAAAGAAAGGGAGTAAAAATGCCTTTCTCATAGACAATGAAATATAGTAACTGATAGAGTTTTGTTTTTAGAGAAATTAGAATTACAATCGGAGTCCAAAAAATAAGGAGGGTGCTGATGAATAGTGATCTCATTCATTGTTTATCTCCTTTCTTTTTGAAGAGAATTTAAGAGAATAGCGAACCCTCCATTTTCAAACAAACATTATATGGAGGGTTCGCTAATTTAGCAAAATGCTAAGGGCTAGGGATATTTATTATACATATGGAACATTGGAAACAACAGTAATTCTCAGTTCGGGAATATCATTTGTGTCATCCCACATTGCAGTGTAAGGCATATCATGGGTGATAATATTCTCGTCAGATGCAGTAGGAGTCGAACCACTGTACTTAATGTTCGGCTGCCTAATTGTCATTGAATACTGAGTAGAACTATTTCCGAGGGCTGAAGTGTTAATATAAGTATCAGAAGTGAAAACCATACTGAGATCCATAGCCGTCTTGTTGACGAACTTTCTATAAAGATCAAGATCATCAAACTCAACATTCAGGACCCCTTCTACATTTCTCTTCTGTTCAGGCTCCTTACCTCTAACTCTGCTTCCAAGATGATATTTTTCTCCAAACAGATTGTTGTTGACAGTACATGACCAACCCATAATGTCAGCAACCTCATCATCAAGAGAAAGAGACCCTTCAAAACCAGAGAACGGATCAATATCAGCATAGCTAGCAGTTGTCGTAGGTTTAATTGTTTCAAAGTACCATGTATCACCAGATACAAGCTCTGTATTGTCTGGGAAGAAAACTGTAAATCCAGAATCAACATTGTTTCCTGTCCTAACTTCAGTAGCGACAGTTGCAGATGTTGTGGTTATGTTTCCATAGGTTCCACTTGCAGTTTTCTTAAACTGAACAGTTGCAGTCCCAGGAGCACCTCCTGTAACCACCTGCACATAGAACCTAACAGAATCACCCCCATCAGAACCCTTATAATCTCCCCAAATAACCGGAGAGGATTTGGTATCTGAGTATTCAAAATTAAACCATGTATAATCTGAAGAAGTGATATCAACAGAAACATAATGATTCAATAGCGTACTCAGGGCATTTGGATTTGCATAATCTGCAATCTGACAATCAATATACGAGAGGTCATTAAGATAATCAACAAGTCCTCCAAGCCTCTGCAGATTATAAACAACACCTGTTTCTGGATCAACATATGGCTCATTGATATTCTGAACAATATCTTCAGATGTTCCATCAATTTCTAGGGTTAATGAATAGTTACTTGAATCAATAGAAAGAGATGCAGTTGCATTGTCGCCTGTATATCTGGCTTTAAAGGCGTTTTTCGCATTTCCTGTGTTACTGGAATCTGCTGTAGGTCCGGAAGCTGTACTTCCTCCTTTTGCCATAAAACCAAATGTTCCCATGAAAAATTCAGTAGGTTGAGCATTTAACTCCATTGTATTGATCTTGCTTCCAGAATAAGTGAAAGCAGCAATGTCTCTACCTGCTTCAATTGTCATGCCTTTAGGCAACGAGGAGCCACACTGAATCTGATGTGAATAAACGCCCCATTCAGTTCCAACAACCCATCTGTCATTCGGAGTTTTGAGAATGTCAATATTCGAACATTCCTCAAGACAATTGCTATTATCTGTCCCCGCTAGATAATCATTGGCATTGATTGTTGTGTCCCATGTTCCCTGTGTTGCCTGATAAGCACTGTAGCAAGCAAGATTCGCATGGGCATTAATCGCCGCCATAACTTCAGCAATTGTATTATAAGACTCGCTTGTAAGATCAAGGGTTAGATTTGCCCCAACATCCATAGTAATAGCGAGTTCTGTAGCAACTCCGTCCGTGTGAGTAATTGAGAGTTCGCACGTTGTTTCTGTGTTATTCGTACACTCAATAATAAACGCATTATCAAGACGGGTGGTAGTGACTTCTCCTAATGCATGTTTGAACCATGTTTCAAAGCCCCTTGGAGCAATTTCACATGATGCATCTCCCCCAGCCGCTTCAACTCCACTAACCATTTTGTGGACTGCCCGATCAGATCTAAGTGCTCCAGAAACAAGGGCTCCAATTTCAGAAACGATATTCTCGCCATTCATTTCTACAAACTGGTCTGGGGTTTGCTGTTGACAACCCCAATCCCCTTCCTCGGCAAATCCTATCTGGCCACGGGCACCGACTGCTGGACCAACATATAATACCATGGAATAAGTCCACCTCCTTCCAAAATAAAATAGGAAGATTATATCAAGCTATACTTCCAAGGTTATGGTTGATTTTTTGCTTTTTCTTAGAAACCATAAAAAAGTTCCTACCAACTCTTTTATGTTGCAACACTTGTTCGATAAAGCTTTCTTGCGAGTACACTAATTGCACCTCCTGCAAGAATCCTATCTCCTCTTGCCCTAGGGTTCCATCTAACATTAGTGACTTCTATACCAAGCTTAGGAACAAAGCCATTTAAAGTAACATTCCTCTTTAAAAGATCTGAAATTTCCCATAAGACATATGTGATTTCATTCCTTTTTGTCTGTTCAGTTAAATCTCCGTAATAATACCAAATTGTAAGAGCAATGTTGACTGTATATTTCATTGTCGTTAAATTCTGAGAGGCTCTGAGTTCATCCTTAGAGCCTTCAACAAGAACAACAAAACAGGGAGGATTTGGATTTAAAACATCTTCAGTATAATAGTTTCTTATTTCTCGATTGTTTTCGCTTTGAAATTTCTTCAAAATCTCAACGCAATTAAGAACGGCATTATAGAAATAATTGTTTTCACCTCTGAAATCTTCAGCCAATTTAATCTCCTAATGCCATTCAAGCTTTTTCCATTCAAGACCAAGATAATTACTTACTTGTTCTTCAATGGAATCAATTAAAAGCTCTTCCATTTCAGGTGTTATTCCCATAAAAGATTCTGGAGAAATAATCCCCTCCCTGATTAAATACTGGAGAAAGAAAGCAGGATATTTCCGATGATACCCGTGAATATATATTTCTGCAATAAATCCACCGTTCTGAATCTTATCTCCAAGGTCAACATCTGAGCTTACATATGGGCTTTTAAACTCTCGAAGATCTTCAAGAAAAGTTCCTGTTCTCATTCCAACAGAAGGGCTGTTTAAAACAGGTCTCTTCTCTCCAGCATGAGTATTAACGTTAATTCCGGCTTTATTTGCTTTTCTTCTCCATTTAATTGTTTTTTCTGAAACCTTATGCGAAGAAATTGCTTCTGCAGATTCTCTAATCATTTTTTTTATCAAAGCATCTGTTTCATCCCAAATTTCAGGGGGAACACGATCAAGCTTTTTCAAAAACTTAGCCCCAATTGATAAGTCTTCTTCAATTCTAAAATCTATGCCAAAATCGTCGAGCATTCACTATCTCTCATACTGTTTGTTTTTAGGGTCGGTAAGCTCATCAATTTCAATTATTCCGCCTTTCACCCCCTCTATGCCAATTTCATGTATAGTTGAAGCCCTTGATCTCCAAACAGGCCCTCTTCCATGGCCCAAAAGATATTGTTCGAGAGTATCTTCTGCTGAATTCTTCCAATTTTCAACAATTGTCTCTCCTTCTTGCATTATCCCTGCATAAACAGAGTGGAATATATCATGAGCCGTATATCTAATGCAAGAAAACTCAATTGCATCTGGAAGCTCTACGCTTGTACTATCATAAAAAGACACATTGCTTAGTGTGCCATATGTCCTTTCGAGCCTCGCATTTATCCTTCTTGTTGCATCTACAATGAAATCATGGCCGTCGCTATTGCTTATGTCAGATGCTGAAGTGATGTACCACTTATCTCCTTCTTCCGCCAAGCCGCTCCAGTTTTCAGAAGGAACTGTAAAATAGTTCTCGATTTCAAGATCTTCAATTATAGTTCCATTACCAAGAGCGCCAATTACATCTCCGATAACACTAAAAGATGTAGAATCTGAAAATTCAAATGTAAACGTCTCATGCCCTGCATAGTTTTCTTTAAAAGAAACTCCCGAAAGTGAAATAGAACCAGAATTATTAGAATTGGCCTTCAGATCTCTATAGGCTTCAGAAAATCTTATCTTAGACTCTCGATTCCTAAGAGACCTTAAAAGCCTTTTTACATCTTCAATTTCGCAATAAATTCTTGACAATTCCTAACTCTCTTTTTTCTTTTTCTTTATTTTCTTTCTGTTTTCGATTGATTCTTTCTCTTCGGGCAATAATTTTCTTACATTCCCTGAATTTAATTCTTTAATCGCAGATTCCTTAGGGAGGGCAATTATCTGGCCTATCTTAGGAACAAATGATTGCCCTCCCATTATATCAGGAATTCTGTATTTAAGGTTATTCTTTATTACTGCGACTCTTACTTTTCCCATTGTATTCTCCTTGATATGGACCTATCAGAGAAATTAATTGTGAAGAACGTCACGAATCATAAGATATGAAGTTCCATCATTACAGAATTTGAACCCATTCGTAGAATCGTAATACATCCTTCCGGCTTTAATGGGAGGGGCAGAAGTTCTTCCTTTAAAGGAAATGAAATCAACCTTTGTGTCCCCCCACAGATACCTTGCATTTCCAGCCATTTTATTTCTCCTTCTATTAAGATTTAATTAGGGTTATTCCCTAAACCTGTTTAAAGCAGGCTCTTATGAAAAAGATTAGTCATCATTTGAAGTTCCGGTCTTGACTCGCTTATACATATAGCCAGCACTGGAATTTGTGATCTTGGGAGAATAGACCTTATTCACCTTGATAAATTCACCCTGGCGATCATCATCTCTCCACCTGACAACCTTGAAACCTGCACTAACAAAAGTGCGACCAAGCGTAAGGTTGTCCCCAGGAGCTACATAAGCAATCGGCACACGATACTTCATGATATACTCATAGTCTGCATCCTGGCCCTCATCAGCCGTATTCCAAAGACCATCGGCAATAATGACCTTCATATTCCGAAGAGTTGCAGGCATAGCATCACCAGAAATAAGACTGGCAGTGTTATACTTCAAGATTTCCCTGATAACAGGGTCTCTTGTAATCGCCTCAGCAACTTCTGTAGTAAACGAAATTTGGTTAGGTCGCTTACCAATTGCTTTAGAAATAGTTACAATTGCATCGGAAAGGTCTTTGAGTATATCTGGATCTGTTCCATCAATCCAAGCAGTTGTGCTTGTAAGATCAGAATAAAGACTGCCAGATTCAAGGCCCGAGGTCCCAAGAACTAAAGCCCAAATATCAATTTCCTGAGAAAGAAGAATCTTTTCTGTAAGAAAATTGGTAACATCAATTTTGGGTCTTACCGGAGCATCAGCGTTCTGCATTGCCCTGTCAGTAACGATGTCTTTGATAGCTCTTTCATAACAAGAGTATGTTCCCTCATCGTAAGTCAGGGTTGCTTCTTCAGTGATGGCTCCGTCAGCTTTCTTGGGAGCACCTTTGAAAAAACCGTCCTTGTTGAAAATCCTGTATTTATCCGATTCTTTCTTTACCGGGTATTCAGGAAGATACATATTTCCAACAAACTCATTGTTCGTGTACCTGACAGACAAGCCTGTTAGAAATTTATCGTCCCTAACATTTCCCTTTTGAACATTATACATTAATATCACCTCCAGTTTATAAAGAAATGTTAAGACAGCAAGGCTGTCTATCCAACAAACGTAATCCCAAGTCCCTTCATAAGAACCGGAATTTTGTCTCCATCATCTCCACTATTGAGAGCGATACCAAGGAGTCCATAGAGAGTTCCGCCACCAGTAGGAGTTACAGGCTTGATAAGAGCTGCTTCGCCATCATCACAACCAACATAATTTCCTCTGGTAACTGACTCTGCACACTCACATTTGACAATGGGTCCACATGAAACAGGAACCATATCTCCATTTTTGGCATCAGAAAGCGCAACTCCAACAATTGCAGTTGTAGTTGTGTTGTAATCATAGGGCTTCACTTCCCTAAAATCTGTACCAATTTGGACAATATCGCCCTCCAAAATGGATAGCGAGCTTTCGTTGGCTCCCTTATCGGCCCCTCCTCGATCATCACTTCCTTCTGCAAGAAAATTCTGAATAAAGTCATTGGGACTCCAACCGTAAGTAAAGCCAGTTGTTTCAGTAGGCAGTGCCATAAAATTTCACCTCCTCGAACTTTAATATTGTAAGAAATATATTGATTATTTACTACTCAATCTTGCCTTCTTTTGAAAAGTAAACAAGAGCTTCCTCGAAAGTAATGCTGTTTTCTTTTGCATACTTTTCAACATCTTCAAGAGAAAGTTCTTTCGAGCTTCCAGTCGAAGTCCTGGGAGACTCCGAAACTTCGCTTTCTGTAAAACGATATTCCTGAGGAACAGATGTGAGAATATCATCCATAACATCAAAGAATGTTTTTTTCACATCATATTCTTTCCCATCTTCTGTTTTTTCAGAAAGCTTTACTGAAAATTTCCGAACATTATCTGAAAGAGCGACCTTTTCGATCACCTTCAATGTTGAAGGAAAAGCCCCAAGCTTCTTGAAATTTTCGATACGCGAAGAAACAGACTTCTTGTAATTTTCATCTTCAAGAGCTTTGTTCGATTCCATAAGCTTTGTTACCGTCTCAGTAAGAGCCTTAATGTCTTCAGAAAGCTTTGTAACTTCACCTTCCTTTTTATTAAGGGCATCTTCCTTTTCCTGTAACTGCTTTTTTGTAGCATCCAATTCTTCGAGTGTCTTAGAAGCATCATCAGATGCATTCTTGTCATTCTCTTTATTCGAATCAGAAAGGCTCTTCACTTCTGCAGAAATGTCATCCAGCTTCGCAATAAGAGTCTTGAGCTCTTCTTTGGAGGCATCCTTGCCTTTTTCTTCAAGCTCCTTAATCTTGTCCTGGATTTCTTTCTGCTCCTTCTGCAATTCCTCTAGAGTTTTCTCCATTGATCCATTCACCTCCTTCGAAAAGTTCTGGTTGTCATCTTTTATTTCCTCAAGCTGAATAACATCCCCTGTTTCATGTAGCGAAACTGGAAGCATCCCTTTAATGAAAGGACGGTTAGTTAGTCCACCACCAAGTACAGTTGGCCCATGAGAAATTTTACTCTCCCGCTCGACTGTTTCTCCGTTTTCTCCAAGCTCTTCGCTAAACTCAAATTCGACATAATCATCTGTATATTCAATTGAAAAATAACGAAATTCTTTACTCTTAATTGAATCAACCCCTCTTTTCGTAAGAGTAACATTCGCCATTAAGTTACCATCTTCAATAAACAATTTATTGATCCACGCGGCTGCCCCATAATCAGGAACATGCTTAAAATCAAATGCAATTTCAGGATTAGGAATGTCGCTTTCGAAGTTTTTGATAACATTTCCAAAAAACTTCTTATCAAAACTAAGCACTCCATACCAAGGGTGTCTAAACTTCCCTTCCCTCAAACACTGAATATTGATTTTGGTTTCTTTTTCAGATAATTCTAA